AAATAAACGTCTCTTTTATTACAGAAGAAACCCTGTTTTACTATTTCCAAAAATTAAGAAACACACCACCTAATAATTATAGAAAACAATTATGAAAAAACTACTGCTTATATTATTGCTTCTTATTTCTATTTCATGCAAAGCCCAAAAGGTAGAACCTGTTAAATTATTTAGTGTAGATCTAACCGTTCTTTATGTAGAAAACGGCAATGTTGGTTTAATAAATCAATTATTTGGTAAGAACTTCAAGGCAGATGCCACGGGATTAGAAGTAGAGATAGGCTGGGAATACACCTTTGTTCTGGAAATGCTAGACTGCGATAAATGCGATACTCGAATAGTTAGAGTGGTAAGCTATTCTATAAGCCCCCTTCAGGCAGATAAGAATGTAAAAAAGATGCTTAAAGAATTAGGCTTGAACTATAGATAATTAATATTCCCCCAATGAAAGAATTTTTAGAAACTCAACTCCCTGCAATTATCACAGGAATACTAGGTATAGGAGCCTATTTATTTGAGCGCAGAAGGAAACACGCAGAAGTGCAACAAGTAGAATCTGATGCTATTCAGGCAATGCAGAACGCTTATAAAACATTTGTTAGTGATTCTAACGCTAGACTTGATGAGATGAGAGGGGATATTTTAACGATGAAATCTAAAATAAATTCTTTGGAAGCAAATGAGATCTTAATGGTGATAAAAATAGAGAGCTTAGAAAAGGAGGTTATTGAATGGAAGCAGAAATACACCAATCTTAAACAGGAAATGGATAATAGGGATAACGGAATAAATACCACACCAAGTAAAGGCAAATAATGAAACCAATTTACCCCCAACTAATTAAAATACCTACCCCAATGAAAGTAAGCGAAGATGGAATATTATTAATAGCCAAGCACGAAGGATTTAGAAGCAAGCCTTATTTAGATGCCGTTGGAGTACCTACAATTGGTTTTGGGAATACTTTTTATCCCGATAATGCACGAGTTACGATGTACGACAAGGAAATAACACAGGAAGAAGGTAGAGAATTATTAAGAGATATTTTAAGGCGTTTTGAAAGAGATGTAAATAGCGTTATACCACAAGTAGCCCAAAACAAATACGATGCTATACTTTCATTTGTTTATAATGTGGGGTTTGACAATTTTAACGGAAGTACCTTATTAAAAAGAATAAAAGCCAATTCTAACGATCCAGATATTTCGTTTCAGTTCAGCCAATGGAATAAGGCAAGGGATAGGAATACAGGACAGTTAAAAGTATTAGCAGGATTAACAAGACGAAGAAAAGAAGAAGCTAACCTATATTTTAAAGAGTAACCTATGAAAGATTTAATTTACAAATTTAACGAAGCTCCAAAAGGCTTGAAATTCATTTACGGAATATTTGCCTTTATGGTTTTAATGGCAATTCTATATGGGATATATGAGTTGATAACTTGGATATTATAACCATTTTTAACTTAAATTCATATCCCAAACCGTTATAAAGGTGTGTTTCATGGAAAATATGCCTTTTTCATGTCCTAAAGTATTGTTAACTTATTAATTAGTAGTAAATTAGACTATGATTTTAATATAAATCAATTCCCCCACCATTTATGCCAAGACCTAGATTAAGTGCAGAACACAATGAGGTTTCAAAAAAAGCGATTAGAGAGTACAAAGCATTTAAGATTGCAGCCGAAAAACAAGGTTTAGATCCTAATTCAATTAAGCACGGATGGTTTAAAGACAAAACAACATCTTTGTTTTCTAAGAATCCAGGATATGTAACACCCGAAGAAGTTAATTGGGATATACTTAAAAAAGACTTGTTAGCAGATATTAAAAGATACGCTCCTAAGTTTCCTAAATTGAAAAGAGAAGTTAAAAAAGAAAGTTATCTATTAGTTGCAGATCCTGCCGATATTCATATAGGTAAGTTGTGCAGTTCTTTTCAGTCTGGAGATAGGTACGACAATCAGATAGCGGTTAAGAGAGTTAAGGAGGGCGTGAACGGATTACTAAATAAAACTGATAGTTTTCATAAAGATAAAATACTTTTTATTGGGGGAAATGATATATTACATATTGATTCTCCACAACGGACAACTACAAGCGGAACTGCGCAAGATACCGATGGAATGTGGTTTGATAACTTTATGATAGCCAAGCAGCTTTATATAGATGTTTTAGAGCAATTATTAAGTGTGGCAGATGTGCATTTTACTTTCAATCCAAGTAACCATGATTACACGCACGGCTTCTTTTTGGCTCAACTGATAGAAACGTACTTTAAAGATTGTAAGAATATTACTTTTGATTGCTCAATAGCCCACAGGAAAGGATTTAGATACTTTAATAATCTAATAGGAACAACGCATGGAGACGGAGCAAAACAAGATCTACTGCCCTTGTTAATGGCACAGGAGTTTCCGATTGAATGGAGCAAAACAAAACATAGATACGTTTATACGCATCACGTACACCATAAAATAAGTAAAGATTACCCAGGTGTTACTGTAGAGAGCTTACGAAGTCCTAGCGGTGCGGATAGTTGGCATCATAATAAAGGATTTGAACACGCACCAAAAGCAGTAGAGGGTTTTTTACATAGTAAGCAACATGGACAAATCGGACGTTTAACACATTTATTTTAGCTTATGAACACTTGGGATAAATACAACGAAGAACCAGAGAAGTATCACGGAACTATGGGCTGTTTAAGACGCTGTAGTGATTTTATAAAACAAGCGGGGTTTTGTGACTGCGAAAATGAAAAGAACGATGAGTAGACCGAAGCACTACGAAACTAAAAGCATAGATGTGATAGATATATGCAAGCTATATGATCTAAATTTCAATCAAGGAAGTGCAGTAAAATACATTTGCAGAGCAGGAAAGAAAGACGATGAAATAAAAGATATTGAAAAGGCAATTGATTTTCTGCAACGGGAGCTTGAACATTTAAAAGTTTCCTTATAAGCAAACTAATAGTATGTAATTAGGATTAAAAGTAAACCTGACTATTTACAAATCAAAATAAAAGTAAACCAATTAGTTAACAAATCAAGTGGAGTATCGGTAGAGTTGGCGGTTGCAAACGCACAATAACAAACTCTTTTGGTAGGTTTGAAACGCCCTACGCATACTCCACTTTTTATCGCATATCGGAATATAGAATAATTCGTGATTCGCGAATTGCAAATTAACAATTAAAACTCCCCCTCCCTTTGAATGAAACTAAAACTATATCTGTTTGGGGCAATAACATTTTTAATCGTATTGCTATTTTCGCTCTTATCGCTTTGGTTTGTTTTCTCCTATTCAGATCCTGCGATAAGTCAAATGAGATTCAGCGATTCAAAACAAATAACGCAATATTAAAGGAAGATGTTAAATACACGAAGTCTAAACTCGGCCAAGAAATAGCAAGTAAATCAGCTTTAGAAGTTAGCCTAAAAGAGTTAAAAAAAGGATATTGGATTAAAGACGATTCATTAAAAGATATCACCAGAGGCTTTAAAAAAATACAATCCGCCACGATCATAAAAACCAAATATAAAGTAGATACAGTTACTATTGTTTACGATTCTCCGGGGAAAGAATATTTCAAAAGGGAATGGAGTAAAATAACGCCACATTTTACTATTAGTGGCGTTTCTACCAATGCTTATACTAGAATTGATAGTCTAACATTACTCAACACGCAAAGGCTTGTTATAGGGACTAAAAAGGGTTTCTTTAATAATCAGTTAACCGCTTCAATCACTAATTCAAATCCTTATATAATCACAACAGATATCCTTACACAATCCGTTAGTATTCCTAATAAAAGATTTGGAGTGGGATTCTTTGCGGGTGTAGATGTATTGGGAAAACCCACTGTAGGGGTGGGAGTTACTTACTCTTTAATAAGGTTTTGAAATATAAGTCTGGAAACTTATTTCAGCCTATTATAAGGTTTTAGACTTATTTTATTATAAAACAGCCTAAACCTACTAATTAAGCGCAGCCATTACGGGATAAAGAAACTTTTAGTTGCTATAATAGGAGTTGGCAACAAGTTTTGTTGAAGTTAGTCCTTATCAACAACATAGCTGACAAAAGTAACTATTTACAACATCTAGGACAAAACCATTAGCCAACTGCGGTTATAAGTAACCCTTTTTAATAGCTTTCTTGTCTGCTGATTTCTTATTTAAAGCCCATACTTTATTTTCACCGTAAAAAAATTCGGTAAGTCCTTTAGAGCGTTTTAGATTATCAGTGTTCGCAGCTTTTTTA